TGGTTGAGCATGATGCTCTAAAATGGGCTAGGGTTTTGATGCCCGGCTTTTCGACACTTGGGATGGCATGGATGCAGACTGACCTTGCTAAAACTCAGTCAAATAATAGCAAAGATATTCAGATGGCCATGCATGGTCATCAAGAGTCTATTCAGTTAGGACAACAAAATATGGTTCTTGGTTTGAGTGAGTCTTGGTCAACAGGTGGTGCAGCTAATGCTGATGCTATGCTGACGATGGGTCTTGCCGGATTTGATGCATTGAACACTGCTGGTGACCAAACAGTGTCCGTAGCCACAACTGGATTCAACACGGTAGATTCTGTTGTAACTACAGGATTTAATACTGTGGATTCAGTCGCTACCACTGGTTTCACTACTGTTGGTAGTGTTGCTACCACTGGTATGGACAATCTCAATGAGATGGGTCAGTTTGGTATGACCACTGTTGGCGCAGTAGGGATGTACGGTATTGATGCAACTGAAACTTTAGGTATTCAAGGTATGTTGGGTATACATGAGACCAATGAAGATTGGTTGAACTATTCTACAACAAGGGATACTAATATCTCTCAAATTCTTGCAGACTTTAACGCGACAATCAAACAGTTTGGAACGGATTTAGGAACCCCTCTCACATGTAACGCTGATGCAAATGGAGTATTTACTTGCCAGTAGTTATATTAAAAGTGTGATAAATAAGGGGGTATTGACCCCCTTTTTTTATGGAGATGATTATGGAAAAAAAATATGATATGGAAAAGAATTTGATTGCTGAGAAAGATGACGAATTAAAAACCCCCGCCCAGATTTATGACCACGATTTAAACGCCGAGACAGTCAAGTCACTAGAAGAAGCACTAGCGATAGATTACATTGAGAAGTGGAAAGTTCATGCACAGATGAAGTTGTATGAGAGAAACTTTCTCAAAGCTGAAGAGTTGCGAAACAATATAACACAGGCTTGGGATACAGTCAACGCCAATCTACAAATCACTTCTCGGAATCTAGAAGAGAAGAAGATTGCTTTGGAGTTTGAGATACAAGAGAAAGAAATACTCAAGGCAACCATCAAGGAACTACGAGCAGAATTGAAAACGCTTAAAAAAGCTGAAGAGGTTTCAGAGCAAAAGAGCGTGAAAAAAAGTCCCAGGCCAAAAACGCGCTGAGGATTTTTATAAATAGTCTTGATTATGCAACTTAAAAGAAATTTAAATGATAGGTTTTTCTTCATATTTGACAGAAGATGCCAACGGTAAGAATTTACATCTTGAACATCTAGAAGATGAAATTATTAACTTTGGTATCGGTGGTGCAAGAGGCGCCATAAACTTCCTACAGTCACTAAGAGATATGTTGGCTGGAAGTTCTCGCTCGTCTGTAAATATGACAGTTAAGTGGGACGGTGCTCCTGCTATATTTGCTGGTACAGACCCTAGTGATGGCAAGTTCTTTGTGGCAAAAAAATCTGTTTTCAATAAGACTCCGTTTCTATACAAGTCAACTCAAGAAGTCAACAATGCCAAAGAGTTGCCGGCAGCACTGAAACCACAATTCGTGATTGCATTTCAAGAATTTTCTAAGTTGGGTATCAAGGGTGTGCTTCAAGGAGATTTGATGTTCACCAATGCAACTTTGGAAACTGATACCATCGATGGAAAAAGATATACAACTTTTCAACCTAATACCATCGTATATGCAATTCCTAAAATGTCTGACCTAGAACAAAAGATGAAGGCTGCCAAGATTGGTGTTGTTTGGCACACAACATATACAGGTGATTCATTGCAGAAGATGAAAGCATCTTTCGGTGCCAACATATCCAGACTGAGAAAGAGTAGGTCAGTATGGATGGATGATGCATCTTATAGAGATACTAGTGGTGCCTCTACTTTTACAAAACAAGAGACAGATGCCATAACAGCTAAGTTGTCGGTTGTTGGTCGAACTTTTAGGACTATCAATTCCTCACAACTCAAACAGTTTTTGAGACTACAAAATTCTTTCACTGGGAAATTTATTGGTGCTGGAATAAAAACATTCTACAACTCAAAGGTTAGATTACAACAAAGTATAAACCCAAGTAAAAATGCCTCAGAATATTATGATTGGGTAGAGGCCAAATTTGATACAGAGATAAATAAGTTGAAGACAGAATCTAACAAGAAAAAATTAGAATTGAAAAAACAAGAAACACTGAAAGAAGTAAAAAAGTTTCAAGGACTCTTGGCAAATATATTTAAATTTCAAAGTGAGTTAATTGATGCTAAAATGATGATAGTTAGAAAGTTGAACGGAGTCAAACAATTAACAGACACTTTTGTTAGAACTAAAGACGGATTTAAAGTTGTCAATCCAGAAGGATACGTTGCCATAGATAGAGTATCGGGTAACGCTGTAAAACTTGTAGACCGTATGGAGTTTAGTTTTAACAACTTCACTGCAATCAAGGCATGGGACAGATGAGCAAAGACAAACATATGGTGTTCGCATTTGGTAGGATGAACCCACCTACCGCTGGACATAGCAAGTTAGTAGATAAAGTACATTCGGTGGCGAGACAAAACAAAGCAGACCACAGAGTGATAGTAAGTCACTCACAAGACAAATATAAGAATCCGCTTTCTTCATCTCAAAAAATCAGATACCTTAAGCATGTTCATCCACAGGGTAAATTTGAAGGTTCTTCTAAATCATCACCAAACTTTTTTTCTCACCTTAGTAAGATGCATCAAGAGGGTCATACACATGTTACTATGGTTGCTGGTTCTGATAGAGTCCACGAGTTTCAAAAACTCGCAGACAAATATAATGGCAAAAAGGGAACACATGGATACTATAAGTTCAAACATTTGAAAGTAGTTTCTGCTGGTGCCCGTGACCCAGATGCAACTGGCGTGGCTGGCATAAGTGGTACAAAAATGCGATCACACGCATCCAACAATGATTACAAATCTTTTAAATCTGGATTGCATCACAAGACTTCACATGGTGAAGCAAAAAAATTATTTAACTCCACTAGAAGTGGGATGGGTCTTAAAGAGGGACAACGAAGATTGTCTTTCGGATTATTTTTAAAGGAAAACAACAATGCAAAAAACCGATAACCAATGGACTAATGTTTATGAACAACTCGCAGAAGACGAAGGCATCGTACTGGAAATCTACAATGACCATTTGGGATATGCTACTTTTGGAATTGGCCATCTGATAACAGAGGACGATCCAGAATACGGGCAGGAAGTGGGAACACCAGTATCAGAGGAAAGAGTCAGGGAATGCTTTGACAACGATATTGTGATTGCTGATGGTGAATGTGTAGGTTTATATGGTATTGAACTTTGGAGTGATCTTCCACAGGAGGTTAGGGAAATCTTGATCAATATGATGTTCAATATGGGCCGGCCTAGATTATCCAAGTTCAAAAAAATGAACGCATGGATTGAACAACGGAATTGGATAAATGCGGCCGCAGAAGGTAGGGATAGCAGATGGTATCAACAAGTACCCAATCGGGCAGAGAGATTGATGAACCGATTAGAGGTAGTTTAAACTAAGAAAAGGAAATCCAAATGGAGTTTATTATAGACCTTGCCATGCAATTTTGGCAATTTACGATAGCAATAGCAATTATACTCATTGGCGCATTGATAAATGTTATGGACTTGAGGGAAAATACCAAGTTAACATTTTCCGCAAAAGACATGCCCCAACTGAGACCCTTGCCCTTTAAAACCAAGGGGAAGGGATTCTGGGGAGGAGTTCTCGCTTGGTTGATGGGTTCTAGACAATGGGAACTACTCAAAGATTGGAATTACATCATTGACGATGTTGAATATGTAGTTCCAAAGGGGTTTCAATTTGATGGTGCCAGTATACCCAAATTTTTAAGAACTTTTTTCTCTCCAGTTGGCGTTATGCTGATTGGTGGATTAGTGCATGATTACGGATACAAGTATCAGACACTATTGTTAAAAGGTAAAAAGAAAGACATTGGAATCAAGACTCAAAAGTGGATGGATGAAATATTCAGAGACATCAATATAAATGTTAATGGCTTCTACACTATGAATTACCTTGCATATTACACATTGAGATTGGGTGGTTTTATTGCATGGAATGGTCATAGGAAAAGGGACGTAAAAATATCGGAGGAATGATGGGGGTTCCAGACATGACAGTTTTTCCTATAACGGATGAAATGAGAATTATTGCTAAGTATGAAGATAAACTAAAACAACTTAACCATCTGTACGATTCTGGTATGTTGTCATATGATGAATATGATACTCTGGTGAATGATTTTAGAAGTGAAGAAGCTATAATTGAGGATATAAAAAGAACTGATCCATTTCATACATCTTTTGCTAAAAGTATTGTTCAGGCCTTAACTCCCCTAATCAATCCTTATAAATAGTGGTATGGAAAAGACACTCACAGACTTCATTCCCATCGAAGAGGGAATAAATGACCCTGCTATATTCAAGGCAGTTTTCCTTGCCGGCGGGCCTGGTTCTGGCAAATCTTTTATTGTTGGAAAAACTGCCCTCACTACTCTCGGATACAAGGTTGTCAATTCTGACACGGCATTTGAGAACGCTCTCAAAAAAGAATTCAAAGATAAAGCAAATCCCATGGCTCCCGAAAATATTTTTTCACTCAAGGGACAAAAACTGAGGGATCGTGCTACATTCATCACTGCTCAACGTAAGTCTGGTTTTTTGACAGGTAGACTTGGTTTGGTTATTGATGGAACTGGTAAAAACTACGACAAAATCAAAAAGCAGAAAATCGAAATAGAAAAATTAGGATATGAAACTGCGATGATTTTTGTGAATACTAATCTTGATACTGCTGTTGCCAGAGATAATGATCGAGCTAGAACTCTTGGGTCAGTGCAAGTTGGCCAAATGTGGCATTCAGTCCAAAAAAATATTGGACGGTTTCAAAACTTGTTTCGTGATATGTTTATCGTTGACAAC